CAGGTTCTGTAATTATTGATGGAAAACTTATCCATGGTTACTTAAAAACGCAACCAGGTAATCCTATGATGGGCACGCCTAATTGGCTTGGTAATACTGCAGATGGTGAATTTGCTCATGCAGAAGGATTTCGTACTCGTGCAAATGGAGATTACTCTCATGCAGAAGGTAACCAAACAAGGGCGGATGATATCGCTTCACATGCAGAAGGATATAACACAACAGCATCTGGACAATACAGCCATGCCGAAGGCCAGATAAATGCAGCTACCGGGCAAGCAAGCCATGCAGAAGGCGCAAGTAACCTAGCATCCGGACAATACAGCCATGCTGAAGGATGGGTTACGACAGCAATTGGAGCTTACTCTCATGCTGAAGGCTGGTCTAACCAAGCTCGTGGCGAATCTTCCCATGCAGAAGGTTACGAAACAATCGCTTTTGCTGGCAAATCACATACCGAAGGAGAAGGTACTAGAGCAGTATCTATAGCACAGCATGCTCAAGGCCAATGGAACCTTCCGGTATCTGGCGCAGGAGCATTTATTCTTGGTAATGGTGCAGCTGACAATAACCGAAGCAACTTAATCTTCGCACAAGGCACAACCGTTCAAATATCCGGAAGCATTGCGGTTAGTGGTAGCATTATTGCTAGCGCTGGCATTACAGGTTCGCTACAAGGTACAGCAACATCTGCTAGCTTCGCAACATCAGCTTCTTGGGCACCAGCTTCTGTATCTGCCAGCTTCGCAACCACTGCATCATACATTAATCCAACCTTTATCTCTGCATCCGCAGCAGCATCAGGTTTTGGTACTGGTGGTGGCTCATCATTCCCTTATACAGGATCTGCAACTATTTCAGGTTCACTCACAACGAATGGCCCATTGACTTACGGAATTGCAAATGGATTCAACCAAGCCCGTCAAACCAGCTTAGTTCAAGCAGTAAACAATACAACAGCTATTATTGCAACATTGGCTAACAATGAAGATGCAATGTTTATTGATTATGTTGTAAAAAATGATACCAATGTAAGAGCTGGTACTATTGTTGCAGCTATTAACAGTGCAGACGAGAAAACATTCACAGAAACAACCACAACAGATTTAGGTGATACTTCCGGAGTAACATTTGCTGCCAATGTTGCTGGCGGTGTTTTAGATGTATCTTGCACCACTAACGCAGCAGGATGGAACATCAAAACTATCATCCGAACAATTTAAAAAATATATAGGTCTTATTCCCTATCCAGGTATTTATTATTAAATAATAATCTTGGATAGGGAAAAGATAAATGGCATACGAATTTCGAATAAAGAATGGACTGATTTCTAATGGTCCAGCCACATTTTCCGGAAGTGTAACTGCAACCGGCAACATTACATCACCGCAACTTATAGGAACCGCATCATATGCAACACAGGCATTATCAGCAAGTTGGGCTCCAGGTGGAGGAGGGTCAGCATTTCCTTTCACAGGTAGCGCTGGCATATCCGGTTCATTAAATGTATCAGGTAGTATTGCTACAACCGGATCTGTAAATATTCGTGGTTTCATGAATATTGGAACAAACATAGTATCAACCGGGTCAAACTCATTTGCACAAGGCGGCACCAACCGAGCCAATGGCTTAAACTCACACGCACAAGGTAATAGCACACAAGCACTCGGATCCAACTCACACGCAGAAGGATCTTCAACAACTGCATCCGGATCTACATCCCATGCAGAAGGTCAACTCACACAAGCAAATGGTACTAACTCGCACGCAGAAGGTAGTTTCTCTTGGGCAGTTGGAAACAACTCACACGCAGAAGGATCTGGCACCCGGGCACATGGAGCTTCTTCACACACAGAAGGAGTTAGCTCAGTGACATCTGGTTCAGGCGCTCATGCTGAAGGCAATGAAACAACAGCTTATGGTACTTGGTCACACACAGAAGGCCAAGACACTACAACGTACGGTACCGGTAGTCATGCAGAAGGCGAACTTACTACAGCTGTAGGTTGGGGTTCTCATGCAGAAGGTTTCAGCACTTATGCATTTGGCAGTTATTCACACGCCGAAGGTAATAATGCCCAATCGATTGGAGATTATTCGCATGCCGAAGGCGCCGGATGGGCATCTGCGTCATATTCACACGCAGAAGGTAATAGCATTACATATGGACAAACATCACATGGCGAAGGCACTGGTACAGCGACATTTGGCTTCGCATCCCATGCAGAAGGGTCAGCATCCATTGCCTTAGGCAATGCATCTCATGCAGAAGGATTAGGTACAATAACAGTCTCTAACACACAACATGCTCAAGGACAATACAATTTACCGGTATCAGGTTCTAGTGCATTTATTATTGGTAATGGAATTAATGATACTACGCGAAGAAATCTTGTTTATGCATCTGGTAGCTCTTTCCAAATCACCGGATCTGCTAATATTACCGGTTCACTTTTTGTAAATGGAACTGAAATCACATCAGGCGGCGGAGCAGCTTTCCCTTTTACAGGGAGTGCTGGAATAACAGGATCATTGCGTGTTAATGGTTCGATGACACAAGGGGATGCAAATAATACTGCTACTGGGTTACATTCCCATGCAGAAGGCTTCCTCAACATAGCATCAGCCCAATATGCACATGCAGAAGGCTATCGCACAGATGCAATCAATCAATTTGCACACTCAGAAGGATCAGATACAGTAGCATCTGGAATAGGATCACACGCCGAAGGCCAAAATACTACAGCGCTTGGTAATTATTCACACGCTGAAGGTCTTCAAACCGTTACCGTAGATTTCCATCAACACGCACAAGGGATGTTCAACCTCCCAGTATCAGGTGCAGGAGCATTCATGATCGGTAACGGTACATGGGATAATCGAAGCAATCTTATCTTTGCTTCAGGTAGTACAGTTCAAATAACAGGTTCAACAGAAATCGCCGGAGCACTTTATGTGAATGGTAACATAATTGGCTTCCCATATACAGGTAGTGCAGGTATTTCTGGATCATTGCTTTTAGATGCAAATGTTGTAGTAGGAAAACCTGGTGAAAGTGAAGCTACCGGATTATATAGCCGCGCCGCAGGACAAAAAGATTTCAGCGGCCAAGCATTCGGTACCGGATATACTTACATTGAGTGGGAGTCTGCAAATGTAGTGAGTCTTACTAGGATAGATGCTTGGCTTAATCCGGGCACTCAAACACAGTTTATTATTGCCGATCCGGGCGGAGCTTTTCATTCATTATTATCATTGCCCGAAACTGCTACTGTATTTCTGATAGAAGGCCAGGCAGTAGAATTGAATGTATATTCTGCACCAGTTATTACTGCAGCATCATATGATGCAGTTAATGAAAAAACTACTTTAACATTTGATCCGCCACTTGAATCAGTATATTATAATAATTTAGGTGACGCAACTATAGCATCTGGAGATTTTTCTGAAGCCATCGGCGGATCGGTAAAAGCTGACGGCCGATATTCAAAAGCCCAAGGCATTCGAACCTATGCCCAAGGCGACGCAAGTTATGCAATTGGTTATTATACATCAGCATCTGGTAACTATAGTTACGCAAGCGGACAAAATACAGTTGCCCTCGGCGGTGGTAATGCTACCGGACAAGGCACTTTCGCATCCCAAGGATCGCATGCAGAAGGTAGCTATACAATAGCAAGCGGTCAGTTGTGCCACGCTGAAGGCGGATTTACAGAATGTATTTCAACAAGCCAATTTTCACATGCAGAAGGATTTTATACCGTAGCATTTAGCAATTATTCACATGCAGAAGGTTTATATACAACTGCATCTGGTGAAGCATCACATGCTGAAGGACATGGCACTCGAACAGTATCTGATTACCAACACGCACAAGGGATGTTCAACCTCCCAGTATCAGGTGCAGGAGCATTTATTCTCGGTAATGGTATTGATAGAAATAATCGACGCAACCTTATATTCGCCCAAGGCACAACCGTTCAGGTAACAGGTTCATTGCAAGTCTCTGGATCTATCACTGCAACAGGATCGGTAACAATTAATAACAATCGAATTGACGATGCTTGGACATCATACACCCCAACATTTACAACGGATGGCGGTTCGCAACCTGCATTGAACAACGGATCACTTACAGGTGCATACAAAATAATCGGTAAAACATGTTTTGTGCGAGTTAAACTCAACCCAGGTTCAACAACCACTTTTGGAAGTGGAGCTTTACAATTTGGCTTACCAGTAAATGCAAAATCACCGGATGGCATTCAATTCCCTTGCTCAATATTGAATCAAGGTTCTGCTTGGTACCAAGGCACGGTAAATGGAACTTATAGCGGTGCTGTCGATAAATCAGCAATCATAGTGCAATCTGGAGGAGGCGCTAACTCATCAGAGGCAGCCACAGCTATAATGCCATTCACATTTGGAGCATCGGATAGCATCCAATTTGCTGGGTGTTACGAAATAGCATAACAAATAAAATAAACAATAAATAAACAAAAAGGAAAACAATGACAAAAACAATCACAATCACAGAACTAGAATGTTACGCTAACATCAACGGATTAGAAAACGTAGTAAAAACCGTACGTTGGACAATGGATGTGCAAGAAACCATTAATGGCAACAACGAAAACATGACAATTGGTGGTTCAACACAAGTACCTGCAGCTGAAGCTGAAGCATTTACTCCATATAACGAACTTACAGTAGAACAAGTAACGGCTTGGGTAAATGCAAACACTGATACTGATGCAATTGCAAATCACCTCGTAATGCGTCGCACTCAAGAACTTAATATTATTCCAACAACAACTCCTGCATTGCCGTTCTAATTTGGAAATTAGCAAATAATTTCTAATAATAAATAGAAAAGGTTATATATGACAAGAAAACTGGATAAGGAGCATCAAGATGCTATTCAAGAAATCCGCGAAGCATTTGCAGAAAATGCTCGAATATTAGGGGCAATTACGATTGACCAAAAAATGTTGGAACTTCAAGCCAAAAAACTTGAAGAACAACAAACACGATATTTGGGTGAATTTGATGAACTCCGCAAACGTGAACAAGCATTAATGGATTCAATGCGCGAACGTTACGGCAATGGTCAGATCAATATTGCAGATGGGACATTTACTCCTGACTCAGGTTTGGCAGAATAAAACAATATTTATTAGTAAAATCATAGGAGTTTAAATGGCAGAAAGAATAGTTTCACCAGGCGTATTTACGAACGAAGTAGATCAATCGTTTTTAGCCGGTGGCGTTGCACAAATAGGTGCAGCAATTGTAGGTCCAACAGTAAAAGGACCTGCACTAGTTCCTACGCAAGTAACATCATATGGAGAATTTGAAGCATTGTTTGGTGGATTCGCTGACGATTCTTATGTTCCATATGTAGTACAAGATTATTTGCGTTATGGAAATGTAATGACGGTAACACGTTTATTGTATGAAGATGGATATAAATTATCTCAAGGAGCATTAGCAATCATTGCATCAGATGGTTCAACCTCAATGGTAACACATGTATTGCACCCAACCCTTCCGGTAATCACTGAAAGCACTGACAATGTGTTTGAAACATCGGCATTGACAAATATCGGAAGTGGTTCATTTGGTTTGAATGTAGCAGGTACTTATACAGCACCAGCAGATGCAGCAATTGGATTTGATGCATTCTTACAAAACCTTGCAACTACTCCGGTATCTGCATCAATTGTACCTACACAAAACAATTATGTTGCTAAGATATTTGGTAACTCGCCAAAGTCTTTAGATTATCCAGTTTATGTTGCATATGAGAATCGCAATGCTGCAGCAGCGTTTGCAAACTTAGGCAATGTTACTATCACTATGGTAAAACTTGCAAACTTTGAACATTTGCAAGATTATTCCACAGCAGCAACACCTTGGATCACATCACAAAAAATTGGCACTGTTGCAAAAGATTTACTTCGTTTCCACACTATCTCTCATGGTACATCAACAAACTATGAAGTAAAGGTTGGTATTCGCGATATCCGCACTGCTACTGAAGTATCTGATCCAAATGGATATGGAACCTTCACCGTAGAAGTACGTCGTGTAAACACACTTACTCCGGGTATTGCTGATTCTCCATATTCATCTACAGATACTGACAACACACCAGACCGCGTAGAGCAATTCTTGAATGTGAACCTTGATCCTGATTCACCACGCTACATTGCACGAGTGATTGGCGACCGTTATCAAACAGTAGATGCAACAGGCGCTTTGCTAGTAAATGGCGATTATCCAAACAAATCAAAATACATTCGTGTTGAAGTAACAGATGCGGTTGCTAAAAAGACAAATAATAAGACATTGGTACCATTTGGTTTCCGTGCTCCTTATTCATCTATCCCAATGGCAGGTTCTGCAAGTCTTGCTGCAGCATCATATGTAACATCACAAACCATTAGCAGTGTGTTTAATTCAAACAACTTCCATGGATTTGATTTTACTAATGCAAACAACATGAACTACTTGGCTCCGTTGGTAACTTCTGGTTCAACTGTAGCAAACAACACAGATTTTTACTTAGGTGATGTAACACAAGCAGCTGCAGCTGGTTTCCCAACTTTAGCAACTGCTTATTCAGGTTCATTGCAAACTGCATTAGATGCTGGCACTATTGCAACAAATGTATCACTTGCAACACGTAAATTCATTGTTCCATTCCAAGGTGGTTTTGATGGTGCTAAACCAAACCTCAAAAAATACAATGGTGCAAACATCACTGCTAGAAACACATTTGGATTTGATTGCCAATCATCTACTAGCACAGGTACAACGGCTTACAACAAAGCATTTAGCTTGTTAAGCAATACTGACTATTATGATATGAATCTTTTGATTACTCCAGGTATCATTCATTCACTTCATCCACGTGTAACAGCATTAGCTCGTTCATTAGCAGAAAATCGTCAAGACACATTCTATGTAATGGATTCAAACCAATTGACTGATTCAATTGACACGGTAGTTGGCACAGTAACTGATTTAGATAGCAATTACACTGCAACATATTGGCCATGGGTTCGCACAACTAATCCTGCTAAAAATGTTCCGGTATGGGTTCCTGCATCCGTAATGATTCCAGGAGTATTAGCATTCAATGATTCAGTGTCCGCACCATGGTATGCTCCAGCTGGTTTGAACCGCGGTGGTTTGACTGCAGTATCAGATACATACAAGCGCTTATCACAATCAAACCGTGACAGCTTGTATGAAGCTCGCGTTAACCCAATTGCCAACTTCCTAAACGATGGTATTGTGGTTTGGGGTCAAAAGACCTTACAAGCTCGACCAAGTGCATTAGATCGTGTAAATGTTCGCCGTTTACTTATCGAAGTGAAGAAGTTTATTGCATCTTCAACTCGCTACCTAGTATTTGAACAAAATACCACAGCAACACGCAATCGCTTCTTGAGTATTGTTAATCCTTACATGGAACAAGTACGTGCAAAACAAGGCTTGTATGCATTCCGTGTAGTAATGGATCAAACTAACAACACAGCAGATTTGATTGATCAGAACATCCTTTACGGACAAATCTTCCTTCAACCAACTCGCACGGCTGAATTCATTATTTTAGATTTCAATATTCAACCAACCGGAGCTAGCTTCCCTGGTGCATAACATCTAAGATAAAAAAAGTAACAAGGCAGGTCTTCGGATCTGCCTTTTTTCATGTTATGTGATATTTATTAGAAAATAAGGAATAATACAATGGCATTATTTGATCAAATAAACCAAAACTTGGCTTATGCATCTGAAAACGAAATGTTTGACGCTGCATTTTCTTGGGAACCGAAACGCCAGAACCAGTTCATCATGGAAGTAAACGGTATTCCGTCATATCTTATCAAAACTTCAGATAAGCCTTCTATGACAAATAATGAAGTTGAGTTAGATCACATCAATATTAAACGTTACGTAAAAGGTAAATCAGAATGGAACGATATTTCCATTACACTGTATGATCCGATTGTACCATCTGGAGCACAAGCTGCAATGGAATGGATTCGTTTGCACCATGAATCAGCAACAGGTCGTGATGGTTATTCATCTTTCTACAAAAAAGAGGTTCGTTTGCACCAACTTTCTCCACTCGGTGAAGTAGTTGAAGAATGGATCTTGAAAGGTGCATTTATTACAGAAGCAGAATTTGGCGAATATGATTGGTCAAGTGAAGATGTTCAAGAGATTTCACTAACACTTCGTTATGATTGGGCATTCTTGAATTACTAAGAACAACGAAAATGGCATATTATGGGGGCTTTTGCCCCCATTTTTTATGTCCGCAATATTTATAATAAAGGTTATAGGAAATATGAGTAAAACAACAACAAGATTAGGCGGCAGTGATTTAGTAAACATTGCTAAACAACGTTTTGAAAAACAACAACGCAGCAAACTTCCGAGCATTATTGTGAATCTTCCAAGCGGCGGAGTGATTTATCCAAAGTCACACCCACTTTCTTCTGGTAAAGTTGAGATTCGATACATGACGGCATATGATGAAGATATTTTAACTAATATTACATATGTTCGAGAAGGCGTGATATTTGATAAACTGATTGAATCATTGGTTGTGGACGATATTGATGTGAACGATATTGCATCATCAGATAAAGATGCTATTATTATCAATGCTCGTATTTCATCTTACGGACATGAATATCCGGTCCTAGTAACAGATCCTAAAACAAACAATCAGATTTCGGCAACGGTTGACCTTCGCAAAATACAACCACGTAACTTTGTGTTAGTTCCGGATGAAAACGGAGAATTTGATTATCCAGTAAATGATCGTTACAACTTGAAATTTACATATTCATTTAATTTATCAGATTTTGAAAAAGTATCTGATTTACTCAGCACATACATAACTCAAGTAAATGATTCTAGAAGTCAACAAGACATTGATGATTACATTCGTTACAATTTCTTGGCAGGTGAAGCAAAACTATTCCGCAAGCACCTCACTGAAAATGCACCTGGATTAGATTACACATATGAGTTTGAAGGTGAAGATGGAGGCACCTTCACTGCCGGGTTTCCAATTGGCCTCGACCTTTTTTGGTTTTAAACCAGAAGACCGCCCATATCTTCATGAAAACATCTTCAATATGCTTTGGCACGGTGAAGGTCGTTGGACGTGGGATGAACTTTATCAAATGCCTGTATTCTTGCGCCGCTTCTATGTCAAGCAAATCAACAAGATCGTGCAAATGAAAATTGACGCACGAGAAGAACAAAAGAAGGTAGTTGCAGCCAAAGCTAAAACAATCAGAAAACCAGGTAGATAAATATTTATTGTAAATGAGAAGAACCACCAAAGATATTATTCTGCAGGCTAAACGGCAACCGCGTCAAGGAGCAGATCCTGTAGAGTTACTTGATGACTCTTTAAAAAGTTTAAACACTACCCAAAATGCAACCGTAGCTGGTATTGGTATTTTAGCTGGCAAAATCAAAGAGCTTGGCGAGATTTACACAACAGTTGCTAGCAAAACCAACTTCCTTGAAGAAGCTGCTAATGGTTTGCAAAAATCATTTGGTTTAAATGTTAAAGATGCTACTCGGTTTTATGGTCGATTAACTGAAATTTCAAAAGAGTTTGGCATAGGTGCATCACAAATTGCAGTTTATTCCAAAAATCTTAAAGGGTTAATTGGCGGGTTTGCTAACTTATCTGGCAAAGAAATGAATGCGTCAATGAAATCTCTACTTCAAGTACAGACTATCATTAATACTAATCTAGGTTTAACTGGAGAAGTTGCAAACAAATTCACAATGTATGCAGCATTGCAAGGTAAAAATGCAGATGAAACTCTAATCCAGCAACAAAAAATTGCAGACGAAATTAGCAAACAAACTGGAATGCAAGTAACATTGCAAGATGTTTTGTCAGATGTTACATCAGTAACTGAAGATCTACAACTACAATACGGACGAATACCAGGTGCATTAGAGTTAGCCGCAGTACGAGCTAAAACACTCGGTTTTTCAATGTCACAACTTCATAAAACAGGTGAAGGCTTATTGAATATCCAATCGAGTATTGGCGATGAGTTAGAATACCAACTTCTATCAGGCCGACGTTTAATAGGCGATGCAAAAACAAATGAAAAACTTCAAGGCAAGAGTTTAACTAATGCATATCGTGAAGCGACGTTGCGAGGAGATGCAAACGAGCAAATGAATGTTATGAATGCATTAGTACGTCAAGAAGGCGAAACACTTCGAAACAACATGTTTGCTCGTCAACAAATGGCTAAACTATTAGGCACAGATGAAGCAACTATTGCTCGTACATTAGCAAAACAAGAATTATTAGCAAAAATAGGTGGCGAAGCATTGTTAGACATGAATGCTGATAACATGCAAAAAGCAATTACCGAATTGCCAATCACTGATGATGCAAAAAAAGAAGCATTAGCTAAATTAGCTGAATTAAATGAAACTCGTACGGCTGACCAACGATCTGCAGATTATCTACAATCAATGGTATCAGAAGGCATCAAACTAATGGCTGGGCCTGAAGCATTAGCAGATTTAGTAAGCGGCGCTGCAGATGCTAAAGTAGCAGGGTTACAGAAACTTTCACAAAAAACAACAACAGCAGTATCCGAAACTGGTGCAGCTGCAACTGTTGGAGCTGCAGCATTAGGATTAGAAGAGTTTACTACCGTTGTAAAAACAGCAAAAGATGCTTTCACTACTTTAGTCAACATAATAAAAGATCCGACAAATCTTAAGATGTTTCCAGAAAAATCTCCTATTACAGCACCCAACGCCATTGCGGTTGAAACTGTAGATGATGCAGTCATCGGCCCTGGCAGCGGTAAAGTATTATTCTCTGGCAACGAAGGCGCTATCAAGTTTAATGATAGTGATTATATCACAGCTTCAACTAATAACCCATT